GAGGAGTATAGTTACAATTCTGTTATTGTAGAAATGTTAAAAGATACTGGTATTAAAACAAAAATTATTAAACAGTATCTACCAGTAATGAATAAACTTGTAAATCAATATTTGCAAGTGCTTGATTTCTTTGTGCACTTTCATTTAGATGAATCATTTCAGGAAGTAATCCGTTCTCGTCATAGAGATGAATTTACATATGATTCCTTTAGTGAAGGTGAAAAGCAAAGAATTGATTTGGCCTTATTGTTTACTTGGCGACAAGTTGCTAAAATGAAAAATTCTGTAGCAACTAATTTACTTATTTTGGATGAAACTTTTGATTCATCATTAGATCATGATGGTGTGGAAAATCTACTTAAAATTCTATACACATTGGACGATCAAACAAATGTTTTTGTCATCTCTCATAAAGGTGAAATTTTGGATGGCAAATTTAATAATAAAATCGAATTTGTTAAAGAAAAGAACTTTAGCAAGATGAAAAGGGGTTTACAAGCCAACGAACTTGTATTATAATATAACTATCTTATCTTTTGGAGAATAATATGGAACTTAGTGAAAATACCCTAGACGTGCTTAAAAACTTTTCTGGTATCAATCAGAATATGTTAATCCGCCAAGGCAATACTGTGAAAACTATTTCAGAGGCCAGAAACGTTCTTGCTACTGCAGTAGTGGCTGAGGAGTTTCCTCAAGACCTTGGCATCTATGACCTAAATGAATTCATTGGTGTGCTTGGCCTTGTTGAAAAACCAAGACTAAAATTTGCTGATGAATATGTAACAGTATCAGATTCAACTGGTAGATCAAAAGTTAAATACTTTTTCTCGCCAGAGGATACTCTTACAACACCACAAAAAGATATTAATATGCCAGAAACTGAAGTTAAATTTGTTCTTACGAATGATACGCTTAACAAAATTAAAAGAGCGGCTTCAACTCTTGGTCATGATGAATTGTTAATTACTGGTAGTGATGGGGTTATTAAACTATCCGTAATTGATAATGGTAATTCAACATCGAATGCATTTTCGATCGATATTGATGGTGAATTTCCTACAGATGTGAATTTTAACTTTATTGTTGGCATTAGTAACCTCAAAATTTTGCCAGGTGATTATGAAGTTGAAATTTCATCTAAATTAATCTCATTCTTTAAGCATAAAGAATCCAATCTAAAATATTGGATTGCACTTGAAAAAACATCTTCGTACGGAGTATAATAAATGTCTGAACCAGATAAGTATGATCATCTTTTAACACTTTCAAACCAAGTAGCAAGATCATCTGTTGCTGTCATTGATGCAATGTCACAACGTGGTGCTGTAAAGGGTGAAGAAATGTCCACATTGGGTAAACTGCGTGATGATGCAGTACAAATTATCCAAGTAGTTGAAAACATTCAACAAGAAAAAGCAATGGAAGAATAATATTTACATTTGCCTAATTATGTGATATAATTATTTTTTATTATGAGGAACAGTGAATGTCAAATGATTTTTTGTGGGTCGAAAAATATCGGCCTCGCACCATTGCAGATACCATTTTACCAAATGGTCTTAAACAAACTTTCCAAAAGGTAGCAGAAACCGGTGAACTTCCTAATATGTTGTTCACCGGTACTGCAGGTCTTGGAAAGACAACAGTTGCCCGGGCACTTTGTAATGAACTAGATTTAGACTATATTGTTATTAACGGATCCGAGGAAGGTAATATTGATACTCTTCGGACTAAAATTAAACAGTTTGCGTCAACTGTATCATTACAAGGTGGTTATAAGGTTGTAATCTTGGATGAGGCCGATTATCTAAATCCGTCATCATTTCAACCTGCCCTCCGTGGCTTTATTGAAGAGTTTAGTAATAATTGTAGATTTATTCTAACTTGTAATTTTAAAAATCGTATTATCGAACCATTACATTCAAGATGTGGTTTATATGAATTCAATACATCTAAAAAAGATATGGCTCAACTTGCTGTTCAATTTATGCAACGAGTGTCTACAATTCTTGAAAAAGAAAATATTGAATGTGATAAAAAAATCCTAGCAGATTTGATTATGAAATTTGCTCCAGATTGGAGAAGGATCCTTAACGAATTACAAAGGTATAGTATTGGCTCTAATAGTATTGATAGCGGTATACTTATCAATATATCCGATAAAAACTATGACGACCTTTTTGATCATCTAAAAAATAAGGACTTTAAAAAAATGCGTGCCTGGGTTGTCAATAATATTGATACCGATGCATCTGCAATTTTTAGAGCAATATACGATCGAATGTCTGATAAAATTGCAGCACAATCAATACCACAATTGGTTCTAATTCTTGCTGATTATCAATATAAAAATGCTTTTGTTGCTGATCACGAACTGAATGTGGTTGCGTGTTTAACTGAGGTAATGGCAAATGTCAGTTTCAATTAGATTACAACTTTATACACAACCAAATTGTGATTTTTGTGATATGATGAAAATGAAACTGAACGAATGGGGTTATAAATTTGAAGTCATTAACATAAAGGAACAAGATTGGGCCAAGGAATTTCTTAAAACTCGTGGACATAAAACAGTACCTCAACTCTATTGGCACAATACACATCTCAATAAAGTAGATACTATTAATTTTACACGTGAAATGTTGGAAGAAACTCTAGATTATGAAAGTTATATTGGTGGTGTGGAGAATTTTAGATGAATCCCTTTGAATATCTTAATGCAATCAATGATACCAAAAAAGATATTATGGTAGATGATATTGCAGAAAAAGGTTATAGTTCATTTATGGTAAATAGGGGATTATCATATTTTAATGATACTGTTTTATTTGCAAATGAAATGAATCGTAACCACCACCTTGATAACAGATTACAATTTGATTTTCTTATAAATATAATTCGTAAACGGAAACGGTTTTCTAAATGGATGAAACCCGAGGTCGTTAGTGACGTGGAAGTTGTTAAGGAATATTATGGCTATAGCAATGAAAAAGCCCGCCAAGCCTTAACCCTTCTCACACCTGAACAAATAACAATGATAAAAAAGAAGGCGTTTAAAGGTGGAAGAAAATAAAATTGTTGAATGGACTCCGGCATCAATGCTGGAAATTACTCTAAATGAACCAGACGATTTTCTTAAGGTTCGTGAAACTCTCACTCGTATTGGTGTAGCATCCCGTAAAGATAATAAGTTATATCAATCTTGCCATATTTTACATAAGCAAGGTAGATATTTTATTGTGCACTTTAAGGAATTGTTTTTGTTGGACGGAAAAAAGTCTAACCTTGAAGAAAATGATATTGCACGTAGAAATACTATTGCTCAATTAATGAGCGATTGGGGATTAATTGCTATTGAAAATAAAGGAAAAGTAGAACCATTGGCTCCTATGAGACAAATTAAGATTATTCCTTTTAAAGAAAAGAATAATTGGGAACTTTGCCCAAAATACAATATCGGAAATAAATGAGTTTTGCCTATTTATTTTTGAGAAAAAGTTATTATATATAGATTAGAGATGCCGAATAGTCGGGTCTCATTTTAACCTTGCATAAGTCATGGAGGTACATATGACTGGAACATTCGCTTATCCGCGAAACGCATTTCTTGGTTTCGACCACATCTTTGATCAGCTTGAGAATATTCATAAGCATTCAAAGGATACCTATCCACCACATAACGTAGTAAAAGAAGAAGAATTAAACTATTCTCTTGAACTTGCCGTGGCTGGATTTAAAGAAGAACATATTGATATCGAAGTGAAGGATCATGTCCTTACAATTACTGGGGATCGTCCACAGCGTCGTGATCAAAACAAATATGTTCATAAAGGTATTAGTGCTCGTAACTGGAAAAAGTCATTTAGACTGTCGGAATATACCGAAGTAACTGGAGCAGATCTAACGGATGGAATTTTGACTGTCAATCTCGAAGTCGTTCTTCCGCAAGAGAAGCAGCCTCGTAAAATTCTAATTGGAAAAAACGAGGAACTAACAAATGACAGAACTAGCACTAAAAGGCTTTTCTAAGGTACGCAGTGGTTTTATTACTGTGTTTGCATCTTGGATAATTGGTCACATGAAAGCAGTAGGTAAAGCTGTTGAATTATCACGTTCTATGGCTGCTAACGAGCAAATTGCTCGTCAACTTTTACCCGAATACAGAGAACATACTTACTATAGTTTGTTAGCTGAATTAAATAGAAAAACAATGGAGCGCGTTTATGGTAAATAATTTATGGAAATATTTCTTTAAAAAAGCCGGATGCACTCCAGACACTATTTGGGAAGTTGAAAAACTACTTCAGGCTCAGGTTAATAGGATTAACTAATGTGGCCTTATACTGAAGACGAGTGGAAAACCTACACATAATATATAAAAAGGAGCAGGGAAAAACTTGCTCCTTTTTACGGAGGTTTATATGCAAGGTACACCAAGATACTGTAAAAAATGTGACCACCGCTGTCACTGTCTTACTACTGAATGTAAAGAGTGTCATAACGATGTGTGTTATGGTTGTGACTGCGATTTACCTATAAGAGATTTACCAGAATCATTTACAAAGGAAACATAATGAATATTGCAAAACTACAAGCCGATCTAGAATTAGATGAAGGTGTAAAACATGAAATTTATCTCGACCATCTTGGTTTGCCTACTTTTGGTATTGGCCATCTGGTTATTGAATCTGACCCGGAGCATGGATCAGAAGTTGGAACACCTGTCAGCGCAGAAAGAGTCAATGAAGCTTTCGAACGAGACATTGAAATCACGCTTGAAGACTGCAGAAAACTCTATGACGACTTTGATGAACTCCCAGAAGAAGCTCAGCTTATCATCGCCAATATGTGCTTTAATTTGGGATATCCACGTCTGTCTGCCTTCAAAGGAATGAAACGTGGTGTAGATGCTCGTGATTGGGATGCTGCAGCAGATGAGATGGTAGATTCCCGTTGGTATCGTCAGGTACCAAATAGAGCAGAACGTCTTGTGCAAAGAATGAGATCAATTACATTAAATGAAATTCCAGTATAAAAAACACTTTACAAACGCTCCTTAATTGTTTATAATATACTTGTGATTGGAGGTTGTATGGCATTTTATACATCAGTTACCAGATATGGTAACAGCATGCTTTATCGTGGTTATGATAATGCTGGAAATAGAGTAATAAAAAAAGAAAATTTTTCACCAACATTTTTTGTACCATCAAAAAAGGATACTGGTTGGCGTGGATTGGATGGTGCCCTAATCGGGTCTGTTACATTTGATAACATGCGTGAGGCCAGAAATTGGCTTGATCAGTACAATGATGTTGGTGGTTTTAAAATTTATGGTACAACAAATTATATCCATCAATACCTCCGTGAAAAGTTTCCACGTGATATAGAATTTGATAGAGATAAAATCAATGTTTCTACCATTGATATTGAAACAGAATATGAGGATGGATTCCCGGAACCAGATATTGCAGATCAAAAGATTCTTGCAATAACCTTAAAAAATAATATTGATGGCATTTATTGGGTTTGGGGTTATGGCGACTATGATGTAGAGGCCGCACTTATAAAACCGGTTCGGTATATCCAATGTCGCGATGAACCAGATTTGCTACTCAAATTCCTAGATTTCTATTCATCACAAGAAAAATGCCCAGATGTTATTACTGGTTGGA